TTTCTACCTGACCAACCCCAGTAAAAAAGAACCCGTAAAGTAGGGTACCAATCATAACTAGAAAGATAGATGCAAAGACAAGGATGTCTCTTTTAGTTACATTTTCATTCATTTGGCCACTCATCATCTAGAACAAGCATTGCAATGATTGCGTAGTTAGCCATGTCTAGGAATGAGTCACGTAGGCTTTCGTTTTCTGGGATAGCTTTGTTGTCAATCAAATGGTTAATACGAGCAAACTTATCCCACATACGAACACGTAAACCATTCAAAGGACCGCCAGGGCTGTGTGCGATGTTCTTTGGTCCATAATCTTTGTGCTTACTTAGAAGCACGTGCTTTGCATGTTGAAACTTCTGTTGAACAGCTTCTTCAAACTTTGTGTTTAAACCGCTTTTACGAATCTCTTCTTTCATAAATTCTGGAAGGTCTTCAAATTTTGACATATCATTTTCTTTCTCGGTATGTAGTTCTGTGTACAACTCTTTCATTTGTCCCATTAGATGTTTCTCCTATAATCATTAGAACGACGTGTAATTTCACGACTGACCAAAGATAGGTCACGTTCATGGTTTGTAAGTAGCATCTCTACTAGCTTACGATAAGCGTACTTCTCTTCATAGTCGTTGTCAAGTTGTACAACATCTGGATGAATAGAAATCTCTGTTTTAACTGCAGTGATACGCTCACCCTTTACCTGAGCACCCATGCGTTTAATTAGCATAGTGTTTTCAGTAAAGTCTTTCTTTTTCAAAGCTGCACGCTCTTCTAGCTGAGCCATAGTCAATTGTGAATTTATATAGTCAGTCCAAGCAGTTAGGCGAGTAAACAACTCACCTAAATCCTCGGAACCAATTGCTGTTATATCTGTAGGAATACGTACCTGCTCGCCTTCTGGCTTGTAGAACGTAAGTCCCCAGTATTTGAACTTATCTAACGCAGACATTAGTCCTCCTTATATGGGTCACACTGCTTACAAGTTCCGCCAGGGTTGTTATTGCAATCTGGTGCTACTCCAGCATCAACAGCATCGACAACAAACTTAGCACCATCAAATATATGGCGTACAAGCTCATAGTCTGCTTTTACAGAAAATTCTTTGTAAGACTGGTTAGCTTTGAGTTCATAAATAAATACAATCTCATTAACTGGTGTTCCCATACGCTTTAGTAGTTCAAGGTAAACCTGGCCCTGAAGAATGTGGGAGCTGAATGGGCGGTTGATGTTCTTCCAAGCTTCCATAAAATCACCATTAGCGTCATACATCAACCCAGGTGATTCTGAACGAATAGTTCCTGGACCAATTGATTTGATTTCGATAAGAGTGTCGTCACCAATACCTTTTATCCAACCATCAGTGTGTCCTGCAATACGAAGAGTATTGTCGGTAAGTGTTACTTCACGGTACTCTAAGGTGTCTTTACCACAGGCGGGACATCCTACTACACCAAGGTCGAACAGTGAGAAGTCACACGCAACACAAACAAAACGACCATAAAGAACTCCCATTTCCTGGAAGTAACGTTGCCACTTGGCGTGGATAGCGTGGCCTTCATCAAAGATTGACTGGAGTTGCAGTGCTGGCTTTTCTGCAATTTTAGTGTGCCCTTGTAGAAGGAAGTAAGATGCACGCTTACACCAATCCTTCTTAATAATTTCAGATGGGTGAAGTACGGTTGTACTACGGTCACCAACTGGACGTGCCAAAAGATGACGTTCAATATCACCTAGAAGACGGTATGGTTTCTTTTTTGCATCTAAGAACTTTTGTAGTTCTGATTTTGTTACTGCCATATTATTTTTCCTTCTTATCTAATTGAAAGATATATTCTTTCAAAGTCATAGTACTTTTATACTTCTTTTGCCATTTACGCACAAGTGCGTTTCTTTCACGGTGAGATAGGCCGCCCCAAATACCGTGTTGTTCATCTGATTCTATTGCTTGCCAAAGACATTTAACTCTAATCGGGCAAGGGTCTTTGCCACCAACTCCAAAACAGTACTGCTTTGCTTGAGCAGCAATTTCTTTGTAAGTATCCTTGTCTCGATTGGGGAAAAATATATCAGGGTTCTCGATGTTTGAACAACGAGCTTGCTCTAATACATCTTCATCATAGTAAAACATACTACTTATTCCACATTTCCAAAAAGTCTGTTTCTAGAAGAATAACGTAGTCTTCTCCATCAAGATGGATACCAAAAACCGGTAGCCTTCCGTCCATAATAGCTTCATTGGTAATTTTTTTCAATTCTGCAGAGCTAATTGTTTTAGTTTTTTTACCAGTCCATTTGTGCTCAATTAAAAGGTCATTATTACGCACGTCGCCTTTGCGAGACCAGAATGCGCCAGAGGCAGCAGTAGTACTGCCACCAATGGCTTTTGCAATTCTTTTCTCGTGTTTTTGAGATTGTTTTTGACCTTCTGATTTTGACATTACTGGCCTTTGTATCCTGAAGTTTTTGTTGGCCAATCAGGATGGGTTAGTACCTCAGCAATTTCATCAAGAAAGAGTGCATCATGCTCGTTATCAAACTTTCTTAAATCCTGTGCTACTGCACGGATGTAATGAACAATTTTTAGACGTTCATTATCGCGAATTTGTTGTTCAGTCATTATTTGCTCCTATAAAGCTGGTTGGGGTCTTCAAGACTTTATCCCGAAGTTCTTTATATAAGTCTACATCTTCACGTAGGGAATTGACAAATGCTTCTTGTCCGTTCCACTTGCGCTCTCCGTAGTAAATCCAGCCACCGCGACGGTCAACAATCTCCTTAACAATCGACATTGCAACAACTTCTTTAGCAGTGTCATAGTCTCCTGCTTGATAGATGCTGTGGTCTGAGAAGTAGTAATCAATATAAGCAACCTGCTGTGGTGGGGCAGTCTTGTTCTTTAGAACACGAATCTTAATGCGCTGTCCTACACGAATCTTGTTAGTTCCTGAGCCTGCCTCAATCCATTCGTCACGGCGAACTTCGGCACGAGTAAAGAATGCGTAGTTCTTACCTTCACCGCCTGGAGTAGTGCGAGGGTCTCCGTGCATTACACCAATCTTCATACGATACTGGTTGATTACAATGCCTAGAATTGGACGCTCATCTTCTACAAGAGAGCGTTTCATAGCGGCTCCAGCCTTACGGAAGAACTTGTTAGTAATTAGGGCTCCACGACCAACAGTCATTTCATCCATATTCTTTTCAGCTTCAGGACTAGGTACTAGGGCAGGAAGACTGTCAATAACAATAGCGTCGACTGATTTTGATTCAGCAAAAGCCAAAACTGCGTCATAGGCCTCTTCCATAATATTAGTTTCAATAACGATAACACGGCTGGCATCTACTCCACACATTTCTGCGTACTCTGGGACCCATTGCTCTGCTGCAACCCATACTGTTGTGTATTCTGGGTCAAGCGCCTGGTTAGCCGCGATTGTCTTAAGAGCAATAGCTGTCTTCCCGTGGCTTGCTTCACCAATAAGTTCATTCCATTGATTAGCTGGAAACCCACCACCAAGAACATAGTCAAAAGTGGTAGACCCAGTAGTAACGCGACTGATAAGGTCTGCACGGATATTCTCTCCTATAACTACAGTATTTTCTCCGAATTTTTTGTTAAGTTGGGCTAGTACTTTTAGCGCATCTGGATTAATCACGGACTGCCTCCAGTACGTCGTAGAGTGCGATAAATGATGGCCCACCGTTGTTGACCCACCAACCTACTCTACCGTCATAGGTGTCCAGGATGCCGTTCTCTAAAAGAACCTCTGCAACTTTTGCTCTAATATCTAAATATGTTTTATCTTTGATTAATTGAATCTGTGATTCTTCCATTTTATTATCCTAACTTTTGTCCATTGGGTCCATACCCACTTGGGATTGCACTGAATCCTGATGTACTGCTATTGCCTGTTGCTGGCTTTGTTGAGCCATCAACAACCGCACCAGCGAGCCCACCGAAACGCGACCCGGACTGCTCCACGGGGTACCCACAGTCATAGCAGCGTGCTTTCGCATTTTCAATAGCAAAATAGTTGCCCGACCCGCAGTCAGGACACGTAGCAGTCTGGCGAGCAGACTGTGCTTTGGTTGTCGGTGGCTGTTGAAAGGAAGGCATCTGAGCCATAGGTTGCTGTGAAGGAGGCATCTGTGGAGTTGGGTCAGGACGTCCCTGTGGTACCTGAGGTTGCTGACCTAATCTCTTTGCCCACCAATCTGCGTTGTTCATTTTTTATCCTTTGGTAGTTTTACTAAACCTAAGTCTACTAGTTGAGATACAGAACCTACAAGTGCAGACATTGCAATCTGCTCCATTAGCTTACGGCTTTCAATCCACATGTCATCTGAAAGAGACTTAAGTTCTTCTGGGAGATTACTTTTTTGATACTCAATAGACCCTTCGGCTAAAGCATGGGCATGGGCAAATAAAAGAGGGATAAGATGTGAAATACGTTCTACACGTTTTTCGCTTTCTTCTTCTTCTTTTTCTGCAAGCTCATTGCTAATCTTTCCACATCCTAATATAACACTTAGTTCGTGTGCATTCTGAATCTGTGAGTCAAGAATGAACTCACGAAGTTTTGCTGAGACGTCATTAATTGTCCAGACTTTTTTAGCTTTTTTCTTTTTACCCATTATTTAGCCTCACCCCACTTATCAACAATCTTCACGTCTGCGATTAGTGGAACAGTAATCTCCTTAAGTTGTATTCCTTCCATGGAAACGCGGATAGCATCTGCCACTTCGTCTGCACGGTCTTCTGGTGTAATTGTAACTAATTCATCGTGAACTGTCAATATTACATTTATATCAGGCTCGTTTATAAAACAAGAATGAGCACGAACCAAAGCTAGCTTCATGATGTCAGCAGCTGAGCCCTGAATAACTGTGTTAAACGCTTGGCGTTCTGCACGAGCCAGTAGTCCTGGGTCACGCTGAAGCAAATCAGGGATGTATCTGCGACGTCCAAACAAAGTCTCTACAAACGGAATTGAACCAGAGTTCTTTGCTAAACGAACAACCTTACCCTTGTATCTAGGAATAGATGAAAACTTAGCCTCAAAATCACGAAGTAGTTGCTTTGCCTCGGTCACAGAACATCCGATAGATGCCGCAATTTTGTCAGGTCCTACACCATATGAGATGGCAAGAACAAGAACCTTACCGGCCTTGCGGTCTACACCCATGGTGTCACCGATAGTGGTATAAATATCTTTACCAGTCATGTAGTTATCCACCAAAAGTGGGTCATCACTAAACGACGCAATAACACGCGGTTCAATCTGAGAGTAGTCAGCAACAACCAGCTTGTGCCCTGGAGGAGCCACAAATAGGTTACGAACCAACTTACCGTAATCACCAGATGATGGGATGTTTTGTAGGTTAGGCTCAGACGAGCTAAAACGGCCCGTCTCGGCCCCGTGAGACTTGAAGTTAGTATGGACCCGTCCATTGATAAGAAGGCTCTTACGCTCGGTTGTGGTCTTTTTACCGTTAGTTTCACGCTCCACGGTACCTCCTGCGTAAGGAGTTACATATGTAGTCATCAACTTGTTCAAGTCCTGATATTCCAGCAAAGCGTCTACAAGGTCATCCTTGCCACGGTAATACTCAAGGGCTTCAGCAGACACGGAATAGTGAGCAGAAGTAAGTTCTCCACCTGCACGCTGTGTCTCAAAACCTTTGGTAGTTAACACGTTTTTAAACTTTGTGTTAGGAACTATACGAGGCTTTTTACCATCTTCAGCAGTGAATAGAAGCTTTTGTTTAGCTGGAACAGAGTTAATTGCAAATGCTTCACCAGCAATTTTAAAGGCTTTTGCTTTTGCGTTCTCTTTGTCTTCGCTAATCTGCTCTGCAAGTTCTTCAAGAGTCTTGGTGTCAATATACGCACCAGTCAGTTCCATATCGCACAAAGCAGCCAGAACATCCATCTCTAACTTCCAAACCCTGGTAAGACCACCAGTAATTCTAGGAAGCAATGATTGGTAAAGTTTCCAAGTCAATTCTGCATCGATACCGGAGTAGTTTGCCACTTCAGAAAAACTGTGTAAAGCAACGTTCTCTCCAACACCCTTTTCCATATCAACGTGCAGTTCACGTTTTACAGAATCTTTAAGATTAAGATTATTTTTGTTCAGGTTGTTAATAATAAACTGAGCGGTCAAGGTATCAAAGAAAGGCTTTGAGGGAACTTTGCCACCGAAGTATTTAGCAATTGACTTCAAGTCAAACTTGACGTTGTGTCCAATCTTTAGTTTGTCTCCAAACATAAGTGGTTTAATTGCTTTGAATACTTGAGCAGGAGTTAGCTGAGATGGTGCCTCACCAAATTTGGGAATCCACTTACGCTCATCTTTTGAATAGTGTGAGTCTAGAAGTTCTTTGCCCTCGGCCAAGCGACGCTGGCCTGCAAGAAGAAGTGGCTTGTCATATCCCTCAAGTTCGCCGTTAGGATGACCCATAGGAATGACGTCTACGCGACCATCAGTCGCAAAAGAAATCCAGCAAACATCATTGATGACTGGGTAGAGGCGGTCTTCGCCGATGGTCTCTACGTCGAACGCAAACGCAGGGACTTTGGAGTAGAACTCAACAAACTCTGCGAGCTGTGCGGTGGTGGTGATGATATTCATGTTTCCCTCGATGAATAGAGTGGGGGCTAAGAGGTGAAAGGTTAAGTCCTCTTAGCCCCCATTAGTGCGCATAAGAAATGCGACTTTGGTGTGGGCACGGAGTAAAATGGAGGAAAAACTCGGCACCCACGGGGAGTGAAGCTGACTAGCTTACGAGGCTACGTGCAACCTTGAGAAGCTCGTCGTAGGGGGTGACGTAAACGGTCTCAGGACCGTACTTCTCAGCGGCTGACGCGATGGAGGTTACCTCTTCAGCGTCAAGCTCCCACTCTTCGGCAAGGTCAGTCGCGCGGACGCGTTCGAGGGAGTACGTGGTCTGCGGACCCTGTCCCTGCCGAGAGATTGCCCAGTAGTACTTCGTGAGCGGACCACGACGGGTGTCGTCATTCGCAGCACGGAGCTGACGCGCAAACGTAGGGGG